GACGACCTTTATCAGGTTGGGGATGATATCCTGAAGGAGTATGTATGCAAAAAGTAAGCCTAGACATAGACGATAGTACGGTTTTTTTTGTGAATTGGGATAAACTTTTGCGACTCAAGGACAGATACCCTACAATGAAGGTGTCCTTTTTTCATATCCCGTTTGATTTTCAGGCTGAAAAATCATTACTTAGGACCATGCGAGACAAAGGAATTCAACTTTTAAAAGAGAATCTGGATTGGATTCAGCTCATTCCTCATGGGGTAGCCCACTTACCTTCGGAGTTTCAAAATGTTTATAAAGACGATTTGCCCCTGGTCTTTAATGCTATCAATGAATTCTTTACCGATGACAAACTCCCCTACGAAAAAGGCTTTAAAGCCCCTCAGTGGCTCTATACCCAAGACTTAGTAGACTTTTTAGATGAAAAGGGGTGGTGGATGGCTGTTGACCGTAATCAGCCCAACGCGCCACGAACAAAAAGATTCTATGAGTACAACTATTCTATTGAAGAAAAGTTTTGGGAGAGCAAAGAGCCTATTTGGAAACTACACGGACACATGGGCCCCCCCTCAACTAATAACATTGAGGATTGTTTTTTAAACCTGTTAAAAATTCCGCTTGATAGCGAATGGCACTATGTCACAGACTTTATCCAAGGAAACTAAAATAGTTTATTCTCCAACCATGGCAAGACTTAAAGACATGCCAAGGGTTAGGCAATATTGGCAACAGTTTGGAAAGGTTACTACAGGAGAAGAAAAAGAACGCTTAGTAGTTTATATAAAACATGAAGATAAAAGCATTTCCTAACGCCTCTGGTTCTGGTCAATGGCGGGTTAATCACCCTATGAAGTATTTGGCTAGACGGGGACACACCATAAGTCTTAAAAAGAGCGATGTTGGGGCAACCACAACCATAGATGAGATTTTGGGATATGACGCTATCCTGCCACAGGGGATAATTAATATTGAGGCATTAAAACTGATTTTGGCGGTTAGACGTGATTATGGAACCAAAATAATCCTTGATTTTGACGACATGATAAAAGTAACGAGGGATAACCCTCACTACAAGGATCACAAGATTTGGGACGCTTCACCAATTTTGCAATCATTTGCTAAATTCGCCGATGGGATTACCACAACGGGAGAACCCTTGGCCAAGTATCTAAGGACTCTTAACAAAAATGTTTTTATTCTGCCAAACTATATGGATTTAGAATATTGGCAATACCCGATTAAGAAAAACACCACGGACAAGGTTAGGATTTGTTATGTTGGCTCGGTGACGCACTTAATGGACATAAAAATGATTGCACCAGTACTTAAAAAGATATTAAGGACATACAAAGACAAAGTTGAACTGGTTATGGTGGGGGATTTAAGGTGGCGTGAGATATTTAAGGGCTTTGACAATGTTGACTGTTTACTTGGCGTACCATTTGAGAGTTATGCTTTACGATTAAACGGGCTGATGATGGATATCGGGATTGCTCCCTTAAGAAAGACGAATTTTAATCTTTGCAAGTCACCTATAAAGTGGATGGAAAACTCCATTGCTGGTGGGGCGACTGTAGCCTCCCCAACTGTCTATGATAGGGTTATTCGACATGGGGAAAATGGATTTTTGGCAAACAATAACGAAGATTGGTTTAAATATTTAAGCGAGTTGATAAATAATGCCCCACTAAGGAAAAAAATGCACCACAGGGCATTAGGTGAAGTCCTAAAGCTATATTCTTTAGAAAAACACATAGGAGAATGGGAAAGGGTCTATGAAACAATTATCAATAAATGATAGAATTAAATTACTAATTATTTAATTGGCCCTTCTTAGGAGGGCTTTTTTTATATGCCATTAATAAACATACCAGCAAGTGACGTTTTACAATTAGTATCTGATTTAAGGGGAGAAGCTAATGTTAATACTGACGCTTCAAGAATCAGGGCGGTGTCAAGGGCCAACCAAACCATTGCCAAGAAAAGATTATGGAAGTTTTATAGGAAAGATTTGACTGTTACCGCTAATGGAACGGATCAAGATTTTGAGATTGGCTCGACTACTTACGAAATGGGTCCAGGTAGATTATCGGAAGTTTATGTTGGTGGAGTAGCCAACTCAAATAAATATGAACTGGTTGACCCCAACGACTACAGATACCGGATATCAGTCGACTCAACCGATAAAATTGCTTATGAGTGGTACGATGTAGTTAATAATAAGTGGAAAGTTAGGTTATCCCAAATCCCCGACAACGGAACGGTNNAATTGCTTATGAGTGGTACGACGCTGAGAATAATTTATGGAAAGTAAGACTAAGCCAAATTCCCGACAACGGGACGGTTATTTACTACACTTTTTATTATCTACCACCGGCAATTACGACTACTGCGGGGGTGGTTATATCCCCAGACATAGACATAGCCTCTAGATACGCCCTAGCTTATATCTTGCAAGGCGAAGACGAGGATACCTACCAAACAGAGATTCAAATGGCAGAAGCTATGCTACAAAAGTACGAACAAGACGATGACGCCATTCCAAAAGGCCAGTTAAAAACATTTGGAGTACCCGCCTCCACTGGTGGATATGGAACCTATTGATGATCCGCTATAACTTTCCCAAACCAAACAAAAAATTACTTTCTATTGAAGGTAAAAACTATATTAAGGGGCTTAACACCCTAGTTTCTGCCACCCAAGTTAGAGATGATGAGTTGACGGAAGCAATCGATGTCCAACTAATCGAAGACGGTAAGGTACAGGTACCCAGAGATGGCCAGTCTTATTTTGGTAATTCTAATGGTTCAAAAGTAACCGGTCTATTCCCTTTTTATAAGTCAGACGGCACCAGACAACTATTAAGAATTTGCGGAACAAAGTTACAGGTCTATAACTCTACCACCAAAGATTTTGACGATGTAGCGGGTAAGACTTTTACGACTACACTAGACACAGAGGCAGTTATGGCTTATGACAAGCTATATATATGCAATGGGACGGATAATCTGTGCTATTACGACGGCTCTAGTGTAGTGACATGGACGGGAATATCAGCTCCCACCTCGCCCACTTGTACCAGAACTGGTGGAGAAACTGGTACTTATACTTTTTCTTATAAAATCACAGCAGTAACAGCCATTGGGGAAACCGAACCTACGGCGGCCACTTCTGCTACCTTAAATCAGGCTACTCTAAGCGATTCCATTTATATGACTGTTGGCTGGACAGCCTCGACAGACGCTATTGGTTACAACGTATATGGCAGAAAAGACGGATCATGGTATTTTTTAAAATACATTGAAGGACAGGCAACCAGCTCATACAAAGACACGGGGGTAGATAATCCTTATGAGATATTAGTACCACCACTAGCAAACTACACGGCTGGTGTTAAGGGTAAATACATTCAGGTTTATAAAGAATCATTGTTTGTCTTTGGTGACCCCGCTTATCCCTCAAGGCTTTATTATTCAGGTGGTGGAGATAAGATAAATGATTTTAGTGCCGCTAACGGTGGGGGGTTTATTGATATTAGTAACAATGACGGACAGTATGGAACAGGCATGATCCCATTTAAAAACTCTTTGATTGTTTTTAAGGACGGGTCTATCTATCAATTTAGTTTTACTACTAGCGGTGCGCCTTCAGTTACCCAAATAACTGCTGCTGTCGGGGCTAAGTCGTCTAGATCAATTGTACTAGTAGAAAATGATATCTTCTTTGCCAGTAATAACGGTGTTTACACTATTGGTAACGAATCGGGATTTGCCATTGACGTACTAAGAACTAATGAATTATCTGCTAGGGTTAGGTCAATCTTTCAAAGTATGGCACCAAGTAGGACTGGTAACGTAGCGGCTATTTACGCCAAAACAGCTAATCTTAATCTGGTTATATTTGCCTATACTCCCGCAGGGGGGACTTACAACTCCAAAGCCCTTATTTACGACAGGGAAAGGATAGCTTGGTATGAGTGGACTAACATACAGGCTAATTGCTGGACTAATTTTGTCGGAAGTGACGGGGTACAACATATTTTATACGGTGACGACAACTCCGGTTATGTCAAAGAGATTTTAAGTGGTAGTAGTGACTTTGGCACAGCCATATCGGGTAAAGTTAAATTGAAATCCCACCCATACGACTCTCTAACAACCTACAAGACAATTAAAGACGTGTCGGTTGTGTTGAGACAGCCAGTTGGTTCGGTAAACTTATCGGTTATAGTAGACGGTGTTAAAAGCCAGTATTCGTCTAACATAAACACAGTTAGCCCATCAATCAACTTGGGGCACTACTTAATGGGTTATTGGATGCCAGGAGTGTCCTATGGCACAGGTGCGATTACTTCAAGTGACGATATTGTCCTTAAAACCAAAAAGAATCTGAATTTATTGTGTAAATCGGCGGGAATTGCCCTAAACAACGGTGCCTCTGGTGCCAGATTTGTTTTGCTTGAACACAGCCAAACGGCTAAGCCACGCAATCCACGTTACAGAAAATCCGAAGACCTCGTTAACTAATTTTGCTATTTACCAAATAATGTTATAGAATTATTTTAGTTATACGTTAAATAAACGCAAGCTCCCAGCAACGGGGGCTTTTTTAATATATATGGCAGTAAATACACTAACACGACAAAGCGGATGGAATCCTTATAACTTACAGAGGCCAGCACCATCAAGACCCAAACCAGTAGCAATAGGCCCAGTGCCTACACCAATGCCACCACAAGGTGTTGTTTACACACCACAATATCCTGGTGGACAAGTTTTTGGTGTTAAAGCACCCCCTGCTTACACTAGTACACCAGAGGGACAACAAGCAGTCAGGACAATGAAGACCACTAGAGATAATTTAATGTCAATGTATCCAGGTTATGCAGGCTGGAATCTCGATGCCGCTTGGCAAGACTACTTGGCAACTGGTG